GTAGTTGGTTCAACAGTAGACGTAAACAGTCTAAATTGACCTTCTGTTGAATTATAGATTAAACCAGCATATGCACTACTTCCAGTTTGTTGATAAAGACCTGTGATTGTAACTGAACCAGTGTTACCGTTTGCAAGTTTAATGAATCTGTCTTGAACAACTACGTCATTAACTGCAGTTTGGGTAACATTACCAACAACGTTAAAGTTACCTTGAACGGTTAAGTCTCCAGGAACAGTTGCGTTATTTCCAGCAAAATGCGATCCTTCAATGTAAACCTCTCCATTAGTTGAAGAAATTGTTAGGTTACCTGTGCCTGTGTGAGTTACTGTCTGTGAGTTTCCAGACAAGGTAACGTTACCTACTAATTCAGTAGTAGTTGTAACCTTTAAAGAACCTGGAGCGATTACTGCAGATGGCAAGCTAAACGTATACTCGACACCATTCGTTAAATCAGCCTTTGAAACGCTAACCTGATTCGCAGTACTCTTAAGATCAATTGTTGCCTGTTTAGTTAGGTTCTTACTACCAGCGCCGTTCACTAAATATGTAAAATAGAGACCGTCAATCTGATCTGCAATGTCATCAATTGCTCCAACAATTTTGTCAACGACGATTTCGTATTGGTCGCCGGCTGTAATCGAATACGCGCCCGCTGCAATTCCAGCTAAGTTGTCAATACCAAATACGTTACCGGATACGTTGCCAACTGGGGTTTTAATGTACAGATCAATCTGTTTACGTTTAATTAATGCCATTTGTGCTTACAAGTTCTTTGTAGTTATTTATATCGACCCCAGCAAAGAACTTTAGCCGATTTTTTAGTAAATTAGATAGACCAAATATCTTTTCATGATAATAAGTACAGAATTCAACCAAGATACCTCAGAATTAATGGTATCATACTATGATGCAAACGGCCAAGTTGCATTTATCAAAAAATACATTCACGATATTGACCAGTTCAATTGGGTTTTAACTCCAAGTCCAACTGAGTATCGTAATTGGGACAATCGTTTTCTAAAAAAGTCCAAGAATAAGTGGCTCAGTCGTTTTAGACTCGAAGAGCTCATTCAGGAGAGATTTACCCCAGAAGAACTCGCCTTAATCTACTCAAACCAGGGCCCAAAGAAGTATTATCTCGATATTGAGATTCAGTTAACGTCAAACGAGTTCCCAGATCCAGCCAAAGCTGCGATGCCTGTGAACTTAATAACATTTGTGAATGAAGAAAACGTCTGCTATGTCATGTCGACCATGAAAGACTTAGAATCAGGTGTAGTTTCGCAGCTAGAAACTGAAGTTAACGAATACTTTGTGGCTCACAATCAGACTTTCTCTCTCAAATACCTATTCTTTGATACAGAGGAAGCCTTAATGTCAACCTTCTTTTTGAAAGTCTTACCAAAGATTCCATTTTTTACCGGTTGGAACGTGATAGGCTTTGACTGGATCTATCTGGTCAATCGAGCCAAGCGTTTAAAGATTGAAGCAATGGAGAATATGCCAAGCGATAAGCTGATTGGTCAATCCAAGATGCCACTCCACATCGGCCTACTCGACTACATGGAAGTATTTATGAATACTAAGCCCTACAAAGTTGTCGAAAACTATAAGCTTGACTATATTGCTAACCTCGTTTTAGGCACAACGAAACTTCACAGTGAATACGCAACGATGCTCGAGGCCCAGCAAGACGTTGAGAACTTCGTCAAGTACAATATCATTGATACAATCCTAATCAAACTAATTGAAGATAAGCTGGGCTTATTAGATGTCGCATTCTCTATTTCTCAACTTGCAAAGGTTGATGTATCTAAAGTATTCTCAGCTGTGTACATTACTGAGACGCTGATGTGTCGAGAATTCTTGAGCAGAGGTAAACTAATGGCCAGCGACCGACGAGACATTGAAAATGAGGCAACTTATGACGGAGCCTTCGTTGCAACTCCAGTGCCAGGCTATTATAAGTATGTTTCATGCTTTGACTTTGCCTCAATGTACCCGAATTTACAAATTCAATTTAACATTTCACCAGATTCATATTTGGGTAAATATAATCCGGCTCAGCAGGTGCCAGATGAAACTATTTTCACCAAAAATGATACAATATTCACAAATAAGTTCGACTCAGCCGCTAGAGCTATTCTAAAGGGTCTGTACAATGAACGATTTGAAACAAAGGCAAAAATTAAGTCGTTAGAAGACGAGCTAGCGCATGAAAAAACTAATTAACCGAATAAAAAAAGCATTAGGTATGGATATCGAAGCATTAATGTCACTAAAAAATAGCTTTCAAAACCAAAGATTTCAATTGGTTAAGGGCAAGCCATCGCCAAGATTAGGCAAAGTATTTGAAGTCATGGACATCGGCCAGAGCCGAACTGGCTTCTATGCAGAATTTAGCGACGGTGTCAGAGTTCCAGTCGATGCTCTATCTAACGACTATATGATGTTGATGGACGATCAAAAGCCATTAACACCTATGGAGATTCAATCGATCAATATCGATTACGCTCCGTCAATGAATACTGTTAATGCAGCGGAAATTAGTCCAGATTTACAGATACCTGAGGAACTTAAAGCTGAAATAATTGCACCAGCACCAAAAGTAAGTGCACCAGCTCCGCAAGTTAGTGCACCGGCTCAAACGACTGATTTATTTGGCATGTTTTCGTTAGAGGAAACTCAGCTCAATATCTCAATCAAGGTACAACTGCCAAATAAAACTCTACTTAAGGCAATGTATCAGAATTCTCAAAATCAATCAGACTTTGTCAATAAGCTCTCTAGTCATATAAATAATAGTGTAACGGCAGATTCCATTAAAGAATCTTTATGGAAAATGCTCGATCCAGACAAAAAGAAGCAGCTTAATGACAAATCGACCAAAGATTGAATCTAGAGTTCCATTAATCGATACTCGATATGAAATGGTCTCAATTCACAGAGACCAAGATCAGCTTAACCAGTTAAACTATTTGAAAACTGGCGTAGCTGTTTTACCTTTTACTAGATCACAAGACGGTAAGATCTCAAAGATCTATGCGCTGTCTCAACCTAATTTTATCAACGACCAAGACTCAGTGACCCTTATTACTGACGAATATGATAGCGAGCTTGATGCTTCTCCATTTGAGTCAGTTGGTCGTTGCATGATTGAAGAATGCGGCATGGACCTGTCTAGATTTGACCTAAATGAAGACTCAATGTTTTATTTGGGAGATCTATCGTCAGTCAACCCAATCTACTCAACTTATAAGTGTTACGCGATTGATGTAACCGGTGCATCAAGCAACACAAATTTTGCTTTCTCTCGAGTTCTATCCAAGAACCCAGTTACCAAGGACAATTCTTCAATCGAAGAAATTGGTTTTTACAAAATCGTTAACGGCGACCATTCGGACACTCTGCTCCTAGCTGCGTGTTTTCTACTTGTTTCATATTTTTCGTGAAACCAGGTTAAAGCTCAGTGTACAAGATACTGAACTTTAAAAATATTAAGGATACATGGCTAAATCACCGTTAGATGCGTTTGCAAAATTCAATGACATATTAGATAAGCGAGTAAAATCCAAAGTTGAGATCAGAGGTTTTTCTGATATCGATGAGTACATCTCAACTGGTAACTACTTACTCAATGCCCAAATGTCGGGCTCAGTATTCGGAGGCTATCCAAATACCAGAAGTATTGGTATTGCTGGAGACTCTGGTGCAGGTAAAACATTCCTCTGCTTAAACGCAGTTCGTGAATTACAAAAAGCAGGCTATTACGTCTTCTACATCGATACTGAAGGCGCAATCGACTCGTCAGATTACATTAAATTTGGAGTTGAGCTTGAAAAGCTGCGTTATCTGCGCATGGGACTAATCAGCGAAGTTAAATTCTTTATCAATGACCTTATTGAAACTATTCGAGAAAATGCTGGCTTAAAACTTGCAGTATTTGTCGATTCAGTTGGGATGTTGGATACCGATAAGAGTAAGACAGACATGGATAAAGGTAAGAATGCAGCCGATATGGGATTGCGTTCTAAAGAGATGAGAGCTCTATTTAAGTCTTTCACATTAGACTTATCGAATTACAAAGTACCATTCATCTTTACAAACCACACCTATGCTTCAATGGATCAGTATACTCCAAAGGGCATGTCAGGCGGTGGAGGCCCAGAGTTTTCAGCATCAATTATCTTAATGTTGAGCAAAGGAACTTTGAGAGATGAGGCAAAAACAACAACTGGCATTATAGTTAGGTCAAAGACGAAAAAGAACCGTCTTGCAAAGCCTCTCGATATTGAATTCCATATTTCATTTCACAAAGGTATGAATCCATTTGTTGGTCTTGAAAATTATGCAACTTGGGAAAGCTGTCGAGTTGGTCGAGGTAACTTGATTACTCAAAAAGAATTTGATAAGATGAAGCCTGCCGAGCAGGAGGAGTGCATCGCATTTGATCTTAAAGGCGAACAGCACTATTTTCAACCCAAGAAATTAGGCAAATCATACTTGAATGGCTTTACTGGAGAATCAGTTCCAGTTAGAGAGTTCTTTTCCCCAAAGTTATTTTCTGAGGAAGTATTAAGAGCACTTGATGAAAACGTAATCAAGCCAACCTTTAAATACCCAGAAACTCAATCTGGTATTGACACATTAGAAACTGACGAATTAGAAGACTTAACTGACTTTGATAGTGATGTACAAGATTAATGACCAATTGCCCGTCAAATATCATTTCTCTGTGCACACGTCAATGCCAAGTTATCCAACGTATTCTGATTTTGTTTTCGACGTTTGTTCTTATCTACTGAGAGTGCATGGCCAAAAGAAGCCTGTGCTTACTCAACATGAGTTAAAGTTCTCAGTCAAGACTCTAAAATACGTGTTTGGCACTAACATGGAAAATGAGGACTTTCGAATTCGCCTCAAAGAGCACCTAACTGATGGAATAGGTTTAGGCCATCTACAAAAAAACGGAGAATTCATTTTTATTTCAGAAGAAGCGTTTACCAATTACTTTTCCATAGTATAACTTTTATATGATAGACTTTAAAGAAAATATAGATTTGCTTGAGAAGATCATCTTCAATTTTGCATTGACTGAGGATGATAACGATCGAGTGATTCGACCAAAAAATTACGAAGGTGTTGAAAAGAGAGAAATAATCCCAGCGATTAAGGCTCACTATTTCAATGATGACTCTTTACAGAAAGTCTATCGTGAAGCAAAGAAGTTTTTTCATGAGTACATGAAGATCCCGACTCGTACCGAATTACGAGAAGTCTGTAATCTGTCCAATCTGAATATTCCAGATGCAAAATTTAATTCTTTGTTTGAGGTTGATCTTTCTCAATACAATTACGATTTTCTCTATAAGTACACAAAGTCATTTATATTCTACAAGAACCTCAATGAAACTGTTATTGATGTACTGTCTTTCTTAAAGACTGCTGATATTAATCCAGGCAACGTTGAGCTTATTACAAATGATGTTAGACAAAAGTTTAATGATAAACTAAACGTCAATTTTGCAAATGCGGCATCAGGACTAGACTTCTTTAATGCTGAACACCACGTCCAATTATCAAAGATCGGTACACCAACTGGTTTTCCATACTTTGATAAAGTATTAGGTGGAGGTTGGAACCCAAAAACACTAGTCGTTTTCCAAGGCAGACCAAAGGTTGGTAAGTCAATGGTGTTATCAAACATTGCAACTCGTGCCTTTCTAGCCGGCTGTGAAGTTGGAGTTGCGACGCTTGAATTATCTGATGCCAAGTACATGAAACGTATAGGCTCAAACGCCCTCAACATCGTCTTTAAAGAATACGATTCTCTCCTACATAGGGATCAAGTTGGCGGAGTCAAGGAGAAAATTGAGATACTGAAAAAGAATAATCCCCAAATGGGACAAATGATGGTAAAGGAATTTCCAACTGGAACTGCCTCAGCTATCGATATTGAAAACTACTTCATCACTGTTCAAAATAACACAGGTATAAAGTTTAAAGTAATAGTCGTCGACTATATTAACCTGATGAGACCTTTACGTGAACAGGGCAATGTATACGAAAAAATCAAAGTAATTTCTGAAGAGCTACGTGCAGTCGCGATTAGAAACGAATGGTGTATTATCACAGCAACCCAAATTAAAAGAGACGCAGTTGACGACCAAGACATTGGCATGAGTGATATTGCTGAATCTTTTGGATTAGTTCACACAGTCGATTCTCTGTTCGGTCTAATTAGAGGCCCAATGGAGAGACGTATGAAGATCAAGCTAATTGCAAACCGTGATGGAGGTTACACTGAAAGCTTTAAAATGTACCGAATGGATTATGATTATGCTAGGTTAGTTGAAGAAACTGATCCAGCCAGTCAATATTACTCAGATGATGACGATACTATTTCGCTAGAGAATGAAATGCGAAATCAATATCAAAGTCACTCATCACAAAATGGCATGCAGCCTATTACCGCAACAACGCTACCGCCAGTCCCAGCTGGTGTATCGCCACACGATGATATTCTAAATTCCATTAATTAAAAAGACACACTATGAATTGGAACCATTTAATAGACTACCCGATGAAGATGACGATCTAACTCAATACAACGACAGCGATGAAATTGAGGAATTAGGTCTTGAACCAGATCACTTTGATCCGGACTTTGATGATCATTATGACGATGATTTAGACGAAGACCCAGCTGAGCTAGAAAGACGTCGACAGCGATATGCTGAGCTCAAAAAAGACGACAAGATTTTCAATAACACCTATAATATGGGTTATGAAAATCCAATGGACGAAGATGAGCCAGACGAAAATAGCCGAGGAGGCCGAGAAATCAAAGTAGATTCGTCGTCGCCTGATTTTTTCTTGTATGATCAAGACAAATATTCGGAATATGTCGATTCGCAAATCATTCAAAAGGAAATCTTTGCCTATATTGAAACAAGCGAGGAGATAAATCAGATACTTGGAACTGAACCTGAAAAAAAGAAATTTGTAAAGACTGAAATAAACCAGATTTTCTCAATCTTATGCAAGAATCTAATAACTCGAAATAACCGAAACTATTTTATAACACCAATCTATGTGCTTGATGCTATTTCAATAACTGTTGCAATGGACTATAAAAAGCTATTTGATATGTTAAGTTATGAAAACAAAGAAGTGTTATTGTTGGAGTTAAATACTAAGTACGGATTCTTGGATAAGATCATGAAATCCAATAAAATGTTTTAATGACGACCTTAAAAGACATTCGAAAAATACACCTAGTTGGTGACCTACACTTAGGCATCAAAAACAATGCAATAGAATGGCTTGAAATTCAAAAAAGCTTTCTATTGGAAGACCTTATTGAAAAGGTTGACTTTGACTTTGATGAAGCTCGAGATATTCTAATTTTTGAAGGAGATATTTTTCACTCTAGGGAATCAGTAAACATTCGAATTCAAAATGAAAGCTTTGCAATCTTTGCACAGCTAGCCAAAAAGTTTAAACGTGGTGTCTATATTATTTTGGGCAATCATGACGTCTACTACAAAGATAAGAATACAGTCAATTCAGTTAAGTCACTATCTTACCTATCAGACAACATTCATGTATTTGAGAGATCTGAGATTTTATCAATAAACGGCAAGCATAACTTTTTAATGCTACCGTGGGTTGACGATTATACTCGACTTGCTGGTATAATTGAAGATAATCGTGATGATGCAGACTATATTATTTGTCATGCTGACATCAAGGGTTTGACACTAAACAAGTGGGCCAAAGTTGAACACGGTATCGAACTTAGTGCTTTATCTACATTTAAGAAAGTATATTCTGGCCATATTCACATTAGGCAAGAAAAAGCAAATTTGCTCTATACTGGTACCCCATATCAAATGGATCGAGGAGATCGTGATAATCAAAAGGGCCACTATGTGTTAGATGTTACTGGTGATCAAATCGTCGAAGAATTTTTACCAAATGTCAAGTCGCCAGTCTTTTTAAAGCTCGATATCTTTGAGATCTTGGAAATGCCGTTAGCTGATATTGAGAAAATGTTCAGAAACAATTTCATTGATGTCATGATAAGCGTCAGTTTTGCCAGTAAGTTGTCGATTACGAGCTTTTTAGAAAAAATTCAGGACACAGGTTATCGAAAGATCGAGTTCTTTACTTATGTTGATGCTAAACCAGAAGAACAGACGACACAAGTTGAATTTGATCTACAAGACAATTTCAACATTAATGATATTTTCTCCCATTACCTAAAGATTCAAAACTATACTGAACCAGTCAAAGAGGCCTTAACTGAAAAATTCTTAGAGACCCTACAAAAAGTTAGAGAACTTGATAAGTATGCATAGACCGTTTATTCATAGAGCAATTGAAGTTAGACCAGTCGGTCCAAACCGGTTTGCAGTATTTTCAACTGACAATATTGGTCGCGGTACTCGAATCGAGGCTTGTGCAATTATCCCAATAACCAAGCAAGCTCACACAGCACTGACTAAAACTAGAACATCGGCAGCTGATAGACTAGTTCAGAATCCAGACGGTATTCTGAAAGAGCGCAATATTCTAAATTCAATTGCTGAAATGGAATTGGAAAAGCGCTTTGACGCGGGCCTAGTTTCAACCGAAGACATTAAGAAAATCCTATTCGAATCAGGTAACCTAACTCAAGTACTCGATATTGAAACCCACGGCTTTTTATCGGGATATGGCTCATTCTATTCCAAGTCTCAGTATCCGAATGCCTTGATTGAATATGATGCTGAGTCTAAACTATATAATGTCACAACAGTAAAAGATATTACACCTAACACAGAGATTACCTATTTTACTCGATGAGAATAGAAGAATTTGCATTTAGAAATATATGTTCGTATGGTAACAAGCTGCAGCAATTCAAGTTTGATGATTTGCCGAAACTTGTGCTGGTCCAGGGTAAGAATGGTGGAGGTAAGTCATCTATTTCAGATGCACTGACTATCTCGATTTATGGTAAATCAGCAGTTCGTAAAACCAAAGAGATTCCAAACCGCATTAATAAGAATGCCTACACCCAAATCAAGTTCAAAACAAATACTGGCGATACTGTTTCGATTGAGCGTGGACTTGAACCAAATTTTTCAAAACTCGAAATAAACGGAGTTCAACATAATTTACCAGATAAGAGACGAGTCGACGAATTTATTGAAGACGAGCTGACTCAAATCCCATTCAACGTTTTTTCAAATACAATCAGTTTATCAGTAAACGACTTTAAAAGCTTTGTTAAGTTAAGTCCACAGGACAAACGTAAGATTATTGATAAAATCTTTGGACTTGACATTCTAAATGAAATGTCGACCTTAACCAAAGATGAGACTAGAGAAACTCTTGCTCGTAGTCGAGCTTTACAGGCATCAATTGATCAAAATACGACACTCCTACAAAATTCGACTGAACAGCTAACTGGCCTAAAGACCGATGTCGTAAAGATTAATCAAACTAGGTTAGATGAAGTTATCGAGCAAATTGCAAAGTTAGAGACTCTGCAAGCAACTTCAAAAGAGGAATTTTTAAGACTTAAGGGAGATGTTCAAAAAATACAAGCTGAATTAACTACCGTTACTGAACAAAAATCCAAGATTAGATTCACAGTTGACGAGATCAATAAAAAGCTCGCAATCTACGAAAAGAATAAGTGCCCTCACTGTTTATCCGATCTAACTGATACCGTTCATCTTGAAATAAAGACTAAGCTTGAAGCAAAACGTCAGGTAGAGCAGGACAAAGTGCCTGCCATTCAAACTCAAATCAACGAGTTGGCTGCTAGAATTAAAGAGCTTGAGACTTTACAAAACGATGCAAAATCAAATCACCAGACAGCAACTGCGCAAATACCAGCTCTAACTCGTGAAAAGACTCAACTGTCTAACCCAACTACGACTGATTCAGCTGCAATCGAAAGAATGCAGACAATCATTGATAATATAGGCACCAAGTTAAAAGAGTTATCATCTGAGAAATCCGAGCTTGATGCTAAATTGAAACTTAATCAAGAATTGGACGTCATACTGGGTGACTCTGGAATGAAGAGACTACTAATGAATCAGATCATTCCAATTCTGAACAAGAAGATTCTAAAGATTGCAAAACTGCTAGAGTTTAAGTTTGCATTTGAATTTGATTTAGAGTTTGATCCTATCATTACTCATCTGGGTGTACAAGTTTCGCCAGACTCGTTATCAACTGGCGAACAGAAAAAAATGAATTTGATTGTACTGCTCTGTATACTTGAACTAATTAAACTTAAACATCACCGAGTAAACTTATTATTCTTAGATGAGGTCTTTTCTTCACTTGATGTTGAATCGATCTATCGAATTGTTGATCTGCTTAAGGAATTTTCAAAGAAATACAATATGACAATCTTTGTAATTTCTCATGACATGCTACCTGAAGAGCTTTTTGACATGAAGATCTTTGTTGAGAATAACGACCATTTCTCTGACATGAAAGTCGTTAATTGATAAACTAAATTCACTTTACATAGTAAAATACTTATATGCTAGTTTTTAAAGGAAAGACTTTTGCCCAAGCCTATTGGATTTCAATTAAGGCTTTGATGGAATTAGGCAAGACTAATAATGCCAGAGGCACAACCAGTAAAGAATTTCTGGATGCATGCCTCGTAATTGAAGATCCAAGCCAATGCCTATATGAAAATCCAGTTAGAGGTTCACAGTTTAAATACTTGGCTGCTGAGTTCTTTTGGTATTTTCTAGGCCGAAATGATGTAGACTATATCGCAAAGCATGCCAAATTCTGGAAGCAGATCCAAAACGAAGATGGAACTGCTAATTCTGCATACGGCAACCTAATCTTTGCAACCAAGAATGAATTCGGTACGTCTCAATACCAGTGGGCTCTAAATAGTCTAATTGCAGATTCGAATACCAGACAAGCAGTAATGCATTTTAATATGCCAAAGCACCAATATCCAAATAACAAGGATTTTGTGTGTACGATGTATGCGAATTTCCACATTAGAGAGAATAAACTCTATATGAGTGTCTTTATGCGTAGTAATGATGCAATTTGGGGAACACCAACTGATGTTGCGTTTTTCTGTGCTCTCCAAATGCAGATGCATGCCCATCTTAAGGCAACTTATCCAGATCTAGAGCTTGGCACCTATTCTCATACTGCAAATTCATACCATATCTACGATCGACACTATGAACTTGCTGAAAAAATGATAGCTGGTCATTTTAATCCAGTTACGCTACCGCCAGTTAAAACCGATTTAATTGACGCAAGCGGTAGAGCTACTTCTGATCTACGTACCGCTTTTCAATTTGTTGAGAATCCGACTCCTGACTCTACATTAATCTTTCAAGAAAAAGACGATCTACTACACTGGATTTACGAAAATTATCCGAAGGCTTCTCAAGATATATGAAAATACATCCAAATTCAGAAAGGCAACATCAATATGATGTAACC